CGAAAACTATTAAAGGCCTTCAGTGAGGCATCAGTGGTAACTATGTCGTTTTGCTTATCAACATTATCCAGGGTCGCAAAACCAGAGACGATGCGCTTCTCTACATCGACTTTACTAAATGGCATGGAGAGGCGGACGCTGTCGCCTTCAGTAGCCCAATGAGCCTTAAACATAGTCATACTAGTTATATTATACAATACTTTTTATCAAATTGTTAGAAAAACGATATAATTGTTTTTTCACTTAATCTGATGATGATCCTTCACCTTGTGGGTTTCTACCGCTGATAGTTGATGTACTATCTGATTGGTTATTGGATCTGTCAGTATCCCTCTCTCTGTTCCGTGCTGTGTTTGCTCGCGCATCCGCTGCTTGACGAGAATTCATTTCAAATGGCTCGTCTCCATCTGGCCTCTGTGGCAATCCAAGAATCTCTCTTGCCTCATTAGGAACCATAATCTGGTTCTTAACATAACGCTCTAAAATCTGAGACTGAGCAATCTCATCCGTCAACGTTAGCTCGTTGAACTTAAACTCCAGAATATCTGTTTCTTCTTTTATGATCTTATTAATCATCTTTGCAAGATTGTTCTGTGCTGGCCTTGAGACCTGCTCTTTGAATGTCCGATCCTGTGCTAAGGCAGCAGCAATGGCGGAAGAGTCTCCTCCACCAATTTTAGATAGCGGGACTTGGTGAGCAATAAGGATATCATCTCGGTTCTGTTTGCGATACTGCTCAAAGGATGCCTCCTGGACACCATTCTCTACAGGCTCCATCTTAAACTCAACCTTGCTGTTATCGCTATCTCCAGGAAGTGGGATATATAGGGTACGGTGATTTTGCCCCTTAAGGTTATTCTGCAGGAACCTAAACATCTTATCTTCTGCATCAGCAGAAAGCTGAGCACCCTTTAGTGTTACAACATAGCGAGGCACGCCCTTGTTCCCAAAATAGTCAATGTTGTATTGGGAGGCTAGCTGATCTCCATGCAAAGATGTTATTGCAGACATAATATCTGGGACACCATAGAATGTATTTAATGGAGAGTATTCCTTATAGTGGATAATCTCATTAGGTCTTGGATCAGTAGTAATTGGGTTTTTATTCTTTGCCCCCAGGTTTCTGAAGTACACAACCTTGTTTCCAATAATTTGAACATACCCGTCGCGCAAACGTCGTGCTCTAATAGTTGTTGCTGGAATGTGACCGATATAGCCAATCTTGCCCTTGGTAGTTCTTCCAATCTCCAGGTATCCGTTTCCAGTTGCCTGGACATCAGTAAAGAACTTTGTCAGAGTGTGGGTGAATGACTCTTCGTCGTTCAAATTTTCTAGCCAGTCTCGCATCTCTACCCTGAGTCGCTCAATTCTTTTGCGGGCTCTTTCTACTGCGTCTGGATTCTCGGTGGACTCTAGCTTCATCATTGTACGCTTTGACACCTCGAAGTCATATCCAAGACCAACAATGTTTTCAACCTTGGCATCGATAGCTGCGTGATTAGCGAAAGAAGTATCGTAATAATTTGCTAGCTCATACAGATTCCATGGTGGAGTGATTACGTCAAACATTCCGTAGCCATTACGGAAGACAGTGCCTGGGTTAATCTCTTTGGACTTTGCGTCCTCAATACCAGAAGCCACAGCAAGAGCACTAGTCATGTATTGCTGAGACGGATCTACCGTAGGGCCATCATTTGTATAAGTATAGTTCTTTGACATCCTGCTAGAACGTCTCTTGAAGTTAGTGTCTAGCCCCGTCAAAGACTTGATGTCATCCCAGGATTTGTTGAATGGGTCTTGCTTCTTAAACTGATCTACAGTTTGCTCAATTTCATCAATTCTTGCACCAACAGTCCAGCTTTGCTCAGACATTACCCCTCGTCTCCGTATGTCTCAAGAGTCTTCTTGGCAGCAGTGATAGCCCCGATGTCATTCATGCTAGGGATGAGGCCCTGTGACATTCTGTCTACTTGCTCGCTGTGCTCTTCGTCAGAAATCTTCTTCATGTTTGGGTAGAATTTTGCAGTGCCCTCTGGCTGACCCCAGTATCGAGCAGCATTCTCTAGCTCTTGTACCCTCGACAGGTCGCCCTTCATTGATTCAATCGACAACGCATTGCCGTTGCCGTCTGTAAATGCCTTACCGCTTGGCTTGTGCCATACGTATGTTCCGTAGTTAGAGTAGTTTTCTTCAACTACCTGTACTTTTGTCTCCCCGATCTGACCAGGGAATCTTGGTTTTGGAGTATTCATGGTTACTATTGTACCACATTATACTGGAGTGATGGTAGAATTCGACCAAGACAGGTCTTTATAGATGGAAGACCTGTAGTTGCTGACAACCAGGCTGGAGCTTGAATCAAAAATAAAGCTATTTGTGCCAGTAAATGTCTTATAAATACGCTGAGCGTCTGTTAATTCGGCATCTGTTTGTGCCAAGAATAGCACCTCTTGCCAAGTTACATCACTCCAATCACTCCAATCGAATGACACATCTTGGCCTTGGCGTACGGCTGTCCACTGCCTGAACGCAAATCTTTGAACATCATCTAGCTGAGTTGCCTGATAATAAGACAAGTTGTCGAATGCTATTGGGCTGGTGATTCGGATTGCCCCAGGAGTATTCTCAAAGCTCAGGGAATCTAGAAATGAGAATGACAGTGTAGCCCAGCTATAAGAGTTAACTATCGGACGCTTTACAACCTTTCCATCAGTGTAGAACACGATATCAGATCTAAGAGTTCCAGTCTTGCTGTCAATCGCATAGATCTGACCGCGTTTTTGTGTATTAGAGTCTGCTACTAGGTAGAACCTAACATAATCTGAAGGACCTTCTATTTCAAATAGCTGTACTGGATCAGTAGGAAAGGTGAGCTCATCATATCTGACAGACATCTGAAAAAGATCAATCTTAAAGAATGAAGCTTTGTTTTTGTTAATGGGAATGCTTAGCCCTTCAAATCCAGAATATGAGAATGGCACCCTTGGCTTCATTCCACTATTTTTAGTCAGGTGCAGGTACGGTGAACTGTTCTTTCCAATACTAAAAGGGCTGACGTTCTTGTACTCAAAATAGTTTCCAGATCTTTTGTAAGGAACTATCTCACTTCCAAACTGAGTTTTAATCTTATTAGGTTGCTTTCCAAGAGCTTGTGACGATATGTCTAGGTGTCTTATTCTTATGTTGTCATTAAGAATGCCGTCTGACTGTACTTCAATATGAATGACAAGAGCCAGGCTATCAATACTAATTCCAACTGGCAACTTGATTACTGAATCATTAAGGACTTCGTACTTTGTGGTTACCCAATCGGTGCCTGGTGAGACTATCCCATCTTTAGGTAAAGGCTCTGTATTTTGGTAATACGCAATATTATTATTGGCACCGTTTTTTAAGTACTGGAATGTAACATATGTTTTTACTGGCATTGATGATGTGTCATAGGCACCCTCAGAAAAATTACTCAGCCTTACATAGTCTACATTAAACTGCAAAAAATCTAGAGAGAAGAACTTGTCGTTAGCCTGATCTAAAACATATTTTCCAAAATAGCTCAATGGAATGTAGTCTTCCCAATATGAATCCGTTGCAATATCTAACTCAAACTTTCCAAGATTTTTAGTAGGAACTAGTGTATAAGTTGCTTTTTGAGACAGCTTATTGCTTTCACCTGCTAGAGATCCAGAAGAATAATCCTTTGCTAGACCATTTGTATCAAAGACGTTGATCATCTTTTGTAGATTTATGGCACTTGAGATAGCTACCCTGTGTATCTTTCCAGAAAAAGTGTTTTGATAGCTTTGGTTTCCAGCAATAAATACCTTAGATGATTGAATAGTTCCAATAAAGGATGCAACCCTCCCCCCAAAAGCTATTGCTGCCTGCTGGAAGCTAAGACCAACAGCAAACTGATCACCGACACTAACCCCAGAGCATGTGTAGAACATTTCTGAGAACAAGTTATTGTTTTCGTCCAGGTACTCCACAGAGTATTCAATTGTATCGTTATCTAAAGATATGTCGATGGCTGATTTGTCAAACTGGTTCTCAAAGCGCATCAGTGTTTCTTTCCCAGAATATGTAAATGTATCCGTCTTTTCAAAAACCGCATAGATTGATTGAGCAGACTCTTTTAAAAAGCTAAGGCTATTGAAAAAGAAATATCCACCAGTGTTATCGAAGGTAATGTCTGGCTTTATTGAGAACGTAGGGTTCTCAGGATCAAAACTAAGATCTGTTACAGACTTCCACTCTAAGCTCTTTTCGCTCAGGAACAGCTTAGGCAGTCTATAGTCTGGCAGGGCTATAGAGTTTTTGCCAACGTTCATGTTTTCTGCAAAGCCTGAAGACCAGCTAGAAGTAGATGGATACCTTGCATTTTTTGCATAATTAGCAACCGAGTAGTCTATGGCTGCTATCGATGTGTGGTTTAATCCACCAATAGAAGTGGGAAAATCAACACCCTGACCATAAATGAATCTGCGCTTTTGTACGATAACTGGAACTTCGTAAGAATACACTGCTGGAGATTCTATCTGAACTACAGGAACATCATCATATGCATAAAACCCTACCCAGTCTGTGTCTGCATCTGGGAAGGCTATCGGATCTCCGTTAATATCAATAGACATGACTTCCTGACCATTAATGAGAACCGAAATTCTAGTGGCAGACATCCTAATACTTATTAGCATTGGCCTACCCCACTCGCCAACCGAGTATGAGCCAGAGTAGCTTCCTGCCTTTAGCTTTATCATATGTCTATCAACATATAGCCCGTCATCAGAAAGTAGCGGGCCAAAGACTCTTCTCGCCTCTGTAGCACTTGACATTATGTTTGCCCAGAACTCAAATGTTAAAGATTTGTTTTGTCCTGACTTATTCATAAACCCCTCGCCTGGAAGAACTAGCGATGGCTTTCCGCCTGCGTTTGGCGTAATTCTGGTGCTATTCTCAGAGCCATAGACAATTGGTGTACCAGTATTTTTAGCACATAGCTGTAGGCCGTCAGAATCATCTACCACATAATAGCCAGATTTTCCCTGTAGTCCATAAGGGTTAGCAGAGATTCCGAGAAATTCTGGATAGTTGGGAAGAAGCACTGGGGCTTCTGGCTTTGATCCAAGAGACTGTGAGTGAAACTCTTCTGACCATTGCCCAAAAGATATTCCGTTAATCGCAAACTGATAAACGACTTCTTCTGAGGGCTGATAAAACATTTCTATAAATGGAGAAATGTTTGAGAAGTTCTCTGGCAAGCTAAAAGTCGCAGATACGAATGCCCACAACCCCCTAGAGCTTGTTGGAACATTTACTGGCCTTAGGACTTCATACTCTTGCCCGTCAGCAGTATTCGTATATGTATACCCGACCCTTACCTGGACGGATCTGTTAGGCGTATAGAGATAAAGGCCTATTGCAAAAGAACCTAGAGAGGTACTAATGCTACTGCCATATGCTGAATGCTTAGACCTGATTGAGATTAGCCCCCCGTTGCCAACCTCTTCTTGCAAAAAGTTTTTAAAAGTTGTAGAAATTGGTGGAGTCGGGACGCTTTGCTCAAACTGCTCTTCGGTTATTGTGGTGGCACCAGATATGGTCCAGTCGAGGCCTTCCTCGACAAGTTGCTCATTCCCGCCTACGTCGAACAAGGTGAGGTATCCGACCTCTTCATCTAGTGCCCACATTGTTGTTGGATGCTCTGCGAACACCTTAGTTGCATACAGATTTAAAGGATTAACCATTCTAGCCCTTACTTATTGTGCACCAGATAGCCACCAGCAATGAACCAGTCCTGTGGCTCGCAGCCTACAAGGTATGTCATTTGTGGCTCGTCTATAACTGTGACAGATTCTACTAGCTCTTCTCCATAAGATCCATCTTCAGCTACAGTTATAAGGAAGTCTCCAGGTTCTATATCAGAAGTTGGTACGATTCTGTATACCCCGTCTCGCTTAATATAGATTGTCTGGGTGAACGAGAACTTGGCGGCTTCGTTGCCGTTGAAGTAGACGCATGCCGACATCTTAGGACCTAGATACATAACCTCAGTTTCCGCGAGTCCTTCGAACGTTAGAGTGTCTGCGGACCACAAGAACATAGATGGCTTAGAGTCTCCTGGATCTTCTGCCGTCATCTCAGCCAGCAATGGAGTTATCGCCATATCACCCATGACCACGTCCTTTGCAGGAATCTCACCACGAGCAGTCCTAACCAAAGTGTCTTCGTGGATACACCATGCGTGGAACCTTGGGAAGAACGGTGGGAAGTGCGGTGGGAAGTGTGGCGGGAAGTGCGGGAAGAACGGTGGGAAGTGCGGTGGGAAGTGTGGCGGGAAGTGTGGAAAGAACGGTGGGAAATGAGGAGGGAAGTGAGGAGGGAAGTGAGGAGGGAAGTGGGGTGGGAAGTGTGGGAAGAAGGGTGGGAAGTGCGGTGGAAAGTGTGGGAAGAATGGGAAGAATGGTGGGAAGTGCGGTGGGAAGTGGGGGAAGAAGGGTGGCAATGGGGTAACGGATCCAGAGTCATCAGACCATGGGCCGTAGCCAATTGCATTGCGAGCTCTAACCCTATATGTCTGGGGCAAGGCTGGCTCTTGCTCAACGGTAACGCCTAAAGATGTGGTCGTACCAGTTTTTCCATCACTGCACTCCCACTCATATTCAATGATGGCCGAGCCGTTATCTAGGACCGCATTCCAAGTTACAAAATCTTGTCCAACGCTAGTAGATGCTTGTGGCTGGTCTGGCTTAGACGGCACAGCAGGGTTTTGGTAGCCTGGCCTTGGCTTAATTGGATAGGATATGATAACCGCACCGTGCATTCCTGGGAGTCCAGGAAGACTAGACCCCATCTCTCCCTGGTGAGAGCCACCCCCTCCGCCTGAACCGAATTCTACTTGAGATGTTCCGTACTTATCTGAACCAGCTTTTCCGCCTATCGCATAAGTTGAAAGAATTCCGTTGATGGAAGATTCTAGACCTTTAATGCCAGATACAGATGGGTCTGCACCCTCTCCGTCAATAGCATTAGAGAATGGGCCACCGTCGCCACCACTGGCTACAATATATAAGTCAGTCCCTTCTTGCCCTATTACTGAAGACTGTCCGCTTTCTCCTGGACCGCTTGGACTTCCAGTAATGCCGCCGTTTCCAACGACAATTTGAATAGACTTTTCTTCTAGAAAGTGATATGATCCAGAAACAACTGATCCAGCGTCTCCACCGCCGCCAGCGATTACTATGTCTGGAGCATCAGTTCCATCGTCTGCTGGGTCTGCTGGGTCTAGTTCGCCCTCTTCAATCTGGGAGGCTCCGCCCGAGCCACCGCCTCCTACGATCAAATAATTAATTTCTGGATTAGATCCGAATCGATCTAGAGTAAAAGTATGAGAACCAACAGATGTAAAGTAGTGAACCTTGTGCAAAGTTCCATCGATCATTGTCTCAAGCACGGTTCCGCCAGAAGCCTGGATAGGCTCAAATTCGTGGTAGGTGCCACGGGAACGGAGACGGTAAGACATACTACAATTTTAACATAAAAGTAATTATTTTATTTGCCAAAAAACATGACAATTGCATATCTCTCTCCACTTAAGATATGTCTTACCTTATGAGTATGATCAAGGTCTCCCCTAAAAAATACTAGGGTTCCTGACTCTGGATTAATTTTTAGATCATGCTGTGGGAATACCAACTCGCCGCCAGTGAAGTCAACGCCGTGGGTGGATAGATATAGAATAGCAGAGAACTCTAGCTCATCTTTTCTCTCAGAGCCGTCGCTGTGGTCTGAGCCGTCTAGATTATACATATCTGAATGCAAACCGTTAAAGGCACCTTCTACAAGCTTTACGACTCCAAGGTTATAATCATCCAAGATTACATCGTACTCTTGCTCTATTTCATTTTTAGACAAGGCAATAGCAAGCAACATTGACGGATGTATCTGATCTCCGAATGACTCGAAGAACCCAGCTCTGTCGCTTGACTCTACAAGCCTATCCCTGTATGCGTCTTTAATCTTATCGACCTGCTCTTTAGAGATAAGGCCTTCCCTAATGTTTACACTCATTACTTAATTATAGCAGATAGGGCCTATGATATAATTATCTTATGAATAAACTAGAGGCTCAGCTAATACAGCTTGGATACGACTATAAAGAAGTTGCTCGCGGTGTCTACCTAATCCCCGACTTTTTATCAGACTCCGAGGTATCTCAGGTCAAAGATTGCATAAATGGTGCCAGCGAAGAAGACTGGACAACACACTATATGCAGGGAGTAAAAGATCTAGCTGAAAGAAAGTATGGAAGAACCGATATAGATAACCTAGTCGAGGAGGGTCTCATTGAGATAACTACTCACTGGATTGACAAGAACCTCGGACTTTCTTACGACATATCTGGACCAATATCTGAAAGAATACAGGAAGTCATAGCTTTTGACGAGGACATTGCTTTTGATGGAATCGGCACAATTCAAAGGCAGTACAAAGACGCCCCACTAATCGAGCATGTAGACAACCACTCAGACCCGATGATTGAGTATGCAGTAATTATGTACATCAATGATGACTATAAGGATGGGGAACTTTTCTTTGGTAGGCTTGGTCTGGAAATTGTACCACCAGCGAAGTCTCTCATAATCTTTCCTAGCGGGGAGGATTACCTGCATGGGGTCAAGCCTCCTGGGGATGGACCACTTCGATATGTCTTGCCATCATTTGTAAGAAAGCGTAAAGTTGAATACTAACCACAAAGATCTTTTACGAAACAGACTTCATAAACTGGGGTATAGGTTTGAAGAGCTAGAAGACTTTGTCTTTTTGGTATACGACGTGTTTTCTGATGAAGACTTGGCCCCAGTATTAGACATTATAAATAACGCTAGCCAGGCAGACTGGGAGCACGACTACCTACAAAGTCAAATAGATCTTGCTGGCAAAAAGTATGGAAGGGATGATCTAGACAACCTCATTAAGGAAGGGTTGATGGAATTTACTGATGACTGGTACGATAAGGCCATCTCGATTCCAGAAGATATTACTGCAAGGCTTTCGATGAAAATTGAAATTATTTTTGGATTTGACTATAAACTAATTACTGGAAGAATGAACACAATTCAAAGACAGTACGAGGGTAGCCCGCTTGTTGAACATGTGGATCAAAAGGGTGACCCATCCATCTCCTATGCGGCGATTGGATATATTAACGACGACTACTCTGAGGGAGAGCTGTTCTTTCCAAAGCTAGGACTGGAAGTAAGACCGCCCGCAAAATCTTTAATGATATTTCCTGGTGACGATCAATATCTTCACGGAGTGAAGGCACCAGGTCCTGGAATACCCAGATATGCATTGCCTACCTTTGTGTTTTAGACTCTTCGCCCATTACTCCATATAGATCTTCTGGATTCTGCTTACCAAAAGTTCTTCCATTGTACTGACCATAGTCATGGCTACTTTCTACATAGTCCAAAGCTGTTCTTTGCTCATCAACCTTTTGCTCTAAAAATTCCTTGTCATATACTGCTTCTTCGTTATCCCAAAAAGCTAGTATTGTAAACCTGTCGCCGCTTGTGATTTCCCTTACTCCATGGAGGAATTCGTGGCTGCCCTCGAATACTACCAAGCTGCCTGGACCTGGGGCAATATCGATATTGTGCTGTGGGAAATAAATCTCTCCGCCAGTGTAATTATCATTCAGATAAAGGATGCAGGCATACTTGTTCATTTGCCAAGCATTTGGGGTTCCGTCTAGCTCTGAGCTATCTGAGTGTGGGGCTGCCCATGATCCAGTAGGATACTTATGACCACTCATTGTCATATTCTTCACTGGCCTACCGATGACATCCTCTACTGCCTTATGCATCTTGTCTCTAATCTTGCCCATATCTTCTACAGAAATTTTGTCTGTAGATTTTGGCTCGCCAACATTTACGCCAAGCACACTTGGGAAGCAAATTGGATTCCAGTTATCACCGTCGTCATCATTTCCATCTAGGAATTCAATGACGTCAAGGCAGTACTGCCTATCTAAAAACGACTTAATCTCTACGATCTTCTCGTGGTGGCTAACTTTAATTTCCATATCTTAACAATCTCCTAGATTCTTTATATAATATTATACCAGGAAATTTCGCTCAGAGGCCCCTGCAGAATTATACGGATGACCTACTGGCTGCCAGTGAGACATGATGATATGCCTAGTACCAGAAATAACCTTAGCAACGCCATTGGGTACATCGTCGCCTTCACGGAAAATATACAAAGACCCCAGGTCTAGCTTGAGGGAAATTCCATACATGGGTATTGTAACCTCGCCACCTTCATAGCTGTCATTTAATGCCAGAATTGCTACCGCTCTGGCTGGGCCATGTCCATGTGGTGGACTTGAGGCACCCTCTGGGTGCTCGTGCCCCTTCATCTTAGAGAACTCCACTTGCTCTCCATCTAGGAAGAACTCTACCGCATCTTTAATTTTTTTACTCAACTTGCTTATTGTATCTTTTTCTATTCCTGGAACAAGCTGTGGCCACTTGTCTGAAGATCCTCCAATAGCCTCCCAGTACTCTCTAAAGCATATGGGTCCCCAGCACTCGTCGCGGGAATCGTTTATAGAAAGATAGTCTTCTAATCTCTCGGCCTCAGTGCTTGAAACAAATGACTGAATTTCAAATATTGGAAATCTATGGGCGTAAAGGACTGTAGAACTTTCGTTGTAAGATCTCAGCCTGGAAACTTCTTTAGACACTACGGCATTGTTCTCGTCAACTTCTTTATTCTCTTTATCCCAAAAATTTTGCAAATTAGCTTTATCCCTAAACTCCCAGAATGCTACAAGAACATACCGATATCCAGAGCTAATTCTCTTAACACCATGCATGTTGTCTCCCCCGCCATTGAAGATTAGAAGAGACCTACCTTTTGGAGAAATCTCTAAATCTTGATTAGGAAAATATAACTCGCCGCCTTCGTAGTCATCATTAAGGTAAAGTAAAGAAGCCTGTGGCCATACATCGATATGCTCTGGGCCAGAAGAGTTTGGAGTGTATTTATGAAAGACAACCTTTGCTAACTCAACATCTTCATTTGTACTCCTGGCTACAGCGTCTTGCATTTGCTTTATAAGACCCGAGATTCCAAATATGTTATCGAGCTTTGATTTATCAATTTCAGATGAGGGGCTTCCCTGCAGATTAATACACTCTTTATCCCACGAAAAATTATCAGAGACGTCTTCGTTATTTGGGGTGTGGTGAGTGTGAGGATGCAGGGCACAAGATGTGTCTTGCTTATCAAAAAACTTAATTACATCGGACGCCTGAGACTCTCCGATAAACTCTGGAGCCTCGGCCACTAATCCAGAATACATGTTAAAGTTATCAGATGCTGGGTTCCAGACCATATTACTGGCCCCCTTTCGCAACATCCCAAAAAGAGACTATTGAGTATCTGGTGCCAGAAGTAATTTCTGTAACACCGTGAATGTTTTCTACACCGCCACTAAATATATACATTGACCCTGGGTTCGGGTGTATGGATATATCATGCTCTGGGAAGAAAAGATCTCCACCTTCATAGTCGTCGTTAAGGTAAAGTATTCCAACATACTTTAGGTTTTCAAATCCTTCTGTTGGATTCCCCTCGAAGTCAGAGTTGTCTGAGTGAGGATTTGCGGAAGACCCTACGTCCCACTTTTGAGCATGTATGGATGATGGCGTTATAAATTTGCCATAAACAGCCGATACAGCCTCTTGTAGCTTTGAGTTTATAGTCATAAAGACAGCGTCTTCTAGCCCAAAGTCAGATGGCTTTGAACTTCCAGCTTCTACGGGGGCGCCGTGAGATCCATTAAAAGCCGTCTCTCCCCATCTGTCTTCTTTCTTAAAGTATTCAACCAGAGACTTTGACATCTCTTCAGAGACGAATCCAGGAATCTCTACAATCCTGTTTCTCTCTACTCCTAGCTGTCCTTTGCCGTTAGTGATAACTTCGTCTTTAAAAAATACAAAAGACTTTGATTCTAGTTTTGGGATGCTATTCTTTTCCTGGGTCATTTAATGATACCGCTTTCTTTCTAAATCCTGCTTGGAATGTTCGTCTTTGTTCTAGCCATGTCCATAAATCTTCTCCGTATTCTTCTACTCCAGCCTGGTACTCTTCTGATCCATGATACAGGTACGAGTTAAAAAAGCTAACAAAGTATTTATCCCCTCCCTGGACCCTATTTACACAGTGAAAGTAGTAGCCGTTTTCTGAAAGATATTCTGGATTTCCAGATGGAAAAACAACGACGTCTCCTTTTTCTGGAGTAAGAACAACCCTTCCAGAATAGTAAGACTCATCTTTGGCAAACTGCTCTGACCTCTTGTAGTATGGCCTAGCTAGTCTTGGCTCTATATTATACACGACTTCTCCGCCCAGATAGTTGTCATTTAAATACATAGTCGTTGTGGTAATTGACTTTTTCCCTGGGTTACCCTTCAGCGAAAATGCAAAGTCGGTATGGTAGTTCATATGGAATTCTGGAGTATTTGGGGTAGGTGCTTGGAGAGAATGATCATACTTATAGAAGGCTGGGCCATCTGGAAAAGTCTCCAGTCCATAATCTAAACCATGACTTTTGGAATAGTGTTCAAGACTTATAAAATAGGCATCATACATCTCAGACAATAGCGATACCTCTTCTTTATGAAGATCTGAACTTATTAAATCAGGCCAAAAAAATGATGTATCTTTTCCAACGTATTCTTTAGAATATCCGCCAAGACCAGCTGGAACCTGAGTTCCTAAGTTGTTCCACTGTCTCCATCCACCAAACCTGCTGTACTTTTCGGGGTTCTTCTCTGAATCAATTAGAACCTCGTGAATTCTATCTATGCTAGGTAGCAGATTTTTGTACACCCTAACCATGGGTGCACCTTCTAAATCATAGTACTCTAGCTCTGACATCAGTATAGACCGCACTCCTTATCGCTGGCAGATGTCCTCGTTTTCAGAATTTGAAGTTCTTGGTGGGTCTTTACCCTTGACTTAATTCTCTCGGTCTCCATCTTCTCCCAGACCTCTTCTCCATACTTGTCTTGTCCTGCTAACCACTCTGGAGTTCCCTCAAACGGGATTAGGTAATATGACCTAATAAAGTATTTGTTAGAGGGGTTCTCCTCTGACTTCCAAGTCCTACTTACCCCGTGAAAGTACGTACTATCTTCGGAAAGCACGTCTGGATGTCCCGATGGGAAAACCAAAACGTCACCAGCTTGTGGCTTGTAGATATTGATCTCAGAGTCTTTTAGTGGGATCTCTCCAAACGAGTCTGCGGCACTTCCGCTTAAGTTAAACCACATTTCTCCGCCCTCATAGTCATCATTAAGATACATCGTACAAGTAATAGCGAACTTGTCTCCAGGCTCATCTCCACGAATAAAGTCATAGTCTGTGTGGTATTTCATGCTAAGGTAGTCAATTCCACAATGCTCCATCTCGGAATCATACTTGCAAATTGATGGCCCCATGGTTGTCCAGTCATCGCCCTTAGTTACATTGTTGTACCTCATGTAGTGTTGCGTTGCGGTTGCAAAAGCATTATTCAGCTCTCTAACAATAACTTCTTCTGCTGCCTTCTTTTCTTCATCTACAAGGTCTTCGTAAATTGGATTAAAGTTTATCCCACCAATTGTTTCTCCGAATACATGCCACTTATCCCACATGTTAAAGTAATAAGATGCTGCCCTGTCTTGTCCAGACTCTTTAAGAATCTCTACTAGCCTCTCAGCACTTGGCAACAAGTTTTTATACACATGAATCTTTGGGTAAAACTCTTCAAACTTTACTGAGTCCAAGATCTCTGGAGACACTGGGTCCTGGCCCCAACCAGTTCCACCTCTAACTATATTTGGCATCAAACTCTCCTAGCTCTGTAATTGTCCAGAAGAATGGAACAGTATATCTTTCACCAGAGGTAATCTCTGTAATGCCGTGTATATAGTTCATGTCCCCTGGGAAAAAGTATGCGGCACCTACTTTTGGCTTAAACTGAATCCCCTGATTTGGGAAAAAGAGCTCTCCGCCTTCATACTCATCATTTAGGTAGAATAATCCTGCTAGGTCATACCAAGGGAAAGCATTAGGCTTTCCTGCGTCGTCGCCTAGGTGCAGCTCTTTATCTGCATGTGGATTTTGAAGAGTCCCTGGTGTCCAACGGACCAAGGCTGGCTTAGTTGGGAAAGCTGTTACGTTAAAAAACTTTTCGACAATTGGCTTAAATCTGGCTACTGCGTTAGAAATTACCACAAGAACTTCTGGGTTAGCTTCTGTCAGAGTATTCCAGGTAGCTACCCGATCTTTCCAATAAGAGGCATCATAGATCTGAACCCCCTCATCGTTATACTGATCTTCTGTATAGTCCCAGTGGGTATTAGTTTTCATGAAGTTCTTCAGGTATGAGATTTCTTCTGGGGTAAGGAAGTTTTCAATTTCTACAATATTGTCCGCAGAATTACCAAAATAACCAGATGGCGTAATGGAGTATGGGTCTGGACCTCTATAGAAATCGCTTTCATATAGGTTTGCGCCTTCGTGTGCTTCTTGATGATTTGTCATAAGTCTATTTTAACATATCCCATGGATATAATTAGTTATACTTCCTTCTCTCCCAAACCTCATTAAGATATACCCCGCCTTTTGATGTTCTGTATTTCTTAATGTTTTCCATATTGTCATTATAAATTTTCATCTGATCTGGGTACTCGTACTCGGAGTCCCAGTTCTCTCTTTTGAACGGAATGATTTGTAGGAATGGAGTGCCCTTTGGAAGAATGCCCTCGAAATCTTTTGCCAAGAAGAATGGGACAGTTCCGAATAGGTTTACAACATCACTGTCAATAAAGCCGCTAGTTGTTTCAAACGGTAGCTCATATCTATTGATTGGCTGTACGTATAGTGCGCTATACCCCTTTGGGAGCTTTACCGCCCACTCTCCGTACCAAGCAAAATGAAAAGCGTCGTAGCCCCACGGCACCTGGAATCCAGGCATAGGGGGACGCTCCTGAACAAAGTTTGGGAACCTGCTGTCAAGAATCTCTACATGGGGGACTCCGCTATCATCCCTGGTAAACTTTAGGTCACATGGGGTCTTAAATGCATAACCAGAGTCCATGCCGTCATAGACCACAGGACAAGACTTCCAGCTATGGATATTGTTACCTTGCTGGTCTTTATAATTCTGACCAGAGGGGTCTTTGTAGTATCTGTCTGCATTGCGATACCACTCGGGGATCGTCTTTCCGATTGGCCCTGGATCAGTCTCGTTGTCTTTTGGATCCACTGCATAAGAATCTGCAATAAATGTAATCTTTTTAGAACTCATAATTCACCTTCATTATAACCTTTTTTGCTTCGTGCTCACCCTGTGGATCTCCATTATGATCTACTGCGTCTCTGTAGAAGTGTGTCCACTCCCCTGCCATATTCAACTCTTGGCTCTTTTCTCCACGCTCTCTCATTCGGTTCTTCCAGGAATAGTCTTCATGGGGTGGCCTCTGATTATGGACAGAAACCTCATATTCCTGGAGTCCAGTAAGAGATACTGGCATGATAGCAGCCACAGGAGTCCCAGCAGGGATAGTAATTTCGATGTTAGGCTCTGTGATCATCCATGCTATGGGAAGCTCTCCTTGGAGTGCTGAGGGGCTTATAATGGTCGATATACACTGTGCACCCCTTATAAATTGATTTGGGACTGGCATGGTCAATAGTGATGTGGTTTCTTCAAAATCAAAGACCAGGTCGGTAAAGAAGCTTATAGTGCGGTTGCCTCTGCCGCTGTGCACATACTTATGTCCAGACAGAACAGTGACATGCTTGTCAGTAGAGTCATTTACTCCGTCCCAAACAAAGGTAATGTCTTCTGGATATGATATACCCCAGCCAAGCCTATTTACCAAAGACATTGGGAAACACTGATAGGCATGCCTGTCAAAAGTGGTGTCCATCCAATCCCTCTGCAAGGGTAGCTGATCTATCTTTCCATACTGATTACTGCCAGTATAAACATTTACCTTTTTCAAAGGCTACTCTCCAGTCTCTGCGTAGAACTTGTCATTATGAAACTTATTTGAGTAGTCGAGCATCGTTACGATTGAATACTTTGTCCCGCTCTTAACTGGCATAGCTTGGTGCGGGAACATATAGTTTGATGGGAATACAAAAAGATCTCCAGCCTTTGGCTTGATCTTGACCCCCTGCATTCTAAAGTTTATCTCTCCACCCTCATAGTCGTCATTAACGTAGCCCACTAGGGATACTACACAATTGTAAGAGAAACCATGGTCTGTGTGCTCTTGAAAGTGCTGGCCTGTGCCATACTTTACAAAGTTTAAAGCTTCCCAGTATCTAAGCTCTCCCACATTAAACTGTTTGGTGTAGTGCTTAACTGCCTGTAGCTTTCTAAACTGAACGTCTTCCCACAAAGACTGCAGTTTTAGAGAGGCTTCTGATGTGTCTCCCTCAATATCTGTTTTTTTAAACTTGATATCGAAGCAGTCTCTATACTCTGGCATCTTCATTCCGTACCCAACCATTGCTTCTGCATAGTTGTAATTATTAGTAGGGTCAGACACTACTGTCTCTAGCCTATTAATAATGTCTAGCTCTGGCTTCAAGACGCCATGGTAAACCATGATCCCATTACCAAGATCTGTTATGTCACTCCAGGTTTGCTCTTCAATAGCGTACCAGTCGTGAAGTCTTTTCTCGTGTGACTCGATTGAGTTGTCCATGTCTCCCTCTTAATATGTTAGCTTGCTTGTATCTACTTTTGTATAGTCGAAGTACTTTGCTCCGCCCCTATCGTTATAGTCTGTCATGACAACAATAGAGTATTTGTTTCCATTTACGATTGGCTCTGATGAATGCTCGTAGATATATGTTGATGGAAATACCACCAAATCACCTGGCTCAGGCTTAATCGATAGGTTAAACCTGGGGAACACAATCTCTCCCCCGTCATAGTCGTCATTTAGATAAGCGACTGCTGAAACCGTAGTTACGTATGCTGGACCATGATCAGCATGTACTGCGAAATGTTTTCCCGTGCCCTCATATTTTACGTAGTTGAACACTTCATAGTATCTCATGACTACGCCCCAGTATTGGCCATAGTCTTCTACGTGTGGGTATATTGACCGAAATGAATCTTCGTGAATTCTATAAAGATCCTTGTTCCAATCAGTTTCTGGTCCTAAATTTTTTTGGCCTATCTTAAAGTCTAAACAATTTCTAGCTTCCAGGATAGCCTCATGCCCCTCTGTAACCTTAGCACCTTCCCAAGAAAAGTGCTGGCTGTCAGTAAGGTTGCCTTCTAAGGTACCAATTATATCCTTACACTGCTCTTCGGTAAAGATATTCTTGTATACATTAATTCCAAGTGCTGGATTTTGCACAACGGTTCCGTTAGGCATTACCCTGTCGGGTAGCCTATTGTTTGCTGTTTCTGATCTGTCTTTTGTTAACCAGGGATTACTCATGGGATAATTATATCATAAAGAAAGGGCCCCCGCTTTTACGAGGGCCCTAACTTTGTTAAATGTTACTTGTTGTGAACTAGGTATCCACCTGCTACGAACCAGTCTTGAGGCTCGCAACCGATCAGGTAGGTCATCTGTGGCTCTTCGACGTTGTGAATTGTCTCAACAACATCTTCTGAGTACGAACCATCTTCTAGTACCTGGATCAACGTATCCCCAACCTCAATGTCTGATGTTGGTACGATTCTGTATACCCCATCACGCTTGACGTAAATTGTCTGTGTGAATGAGAACTTAGCAGCCTCGTTTCCGTTGAAGTAGACGCATGGTGACATCTTGGGACCTAGGTAGAGAACATCTGTCTCTACAACATCGCCAAATGTCAGGGTGTCTGATGACCACGCAAACATGGACTCCTTGGCATCGCCTGGGTCTGTAGCTGTCATCTCTCCAAGAGATGGAACTACGGCCTTGTCTCCGACAACCACGTCCTTTGCAGGAATCTCACCACGAGCAGTCCTAACCAAAGTGTCTTCGTGGATACACCATGCGTGGAACCTTGGGAAGAACGGTGGGAAGTGCGGTGGGAAGTGTGGCGGGAAGTGTGGTGGGAAGTGCGGTGGGAAGTGCGGTGGGAAGTGCGGGAAGAAGGGTGGGAAATGCGGGAAGAACGGTGGGAAGTGTGGGAAGAACGGGAAGAACGGGAAAAACGGGGGGAAGTGTGGCGGGAAGTGTGGTGGGAAGTGCGGTGGGAAGTGCGGGAAGAATGGGAAGAACGGAGCAAGGGTGGTAATGTTACCAGACCAAGGAGACCATTCACCTAAACCATTAGCGTTCTCTGCTCTTACACGGTAAGCCTGCGAGGTGTTAGCCTCTTGGGCAACAACTACAGACAGGTCTGCAGTGGATCCAGACTTTGCATCATCTGACTCCCAGTAATACATTGTGATTGGAGTGCCACCGTCGCCAGGGGCAATCCAAGTAACGGTGTCCTCGTTAACCCCAGCTGTAGCAGTAGGTGCTGAAGGTGTTCCTGGAACAGAGGTTACGTCTACGGACAGGCCGTCTGAAGCAGCAGATGTTCCAGCTGCGTTCGAGGCGGTGGCAGTAAATGTGTAAGACGTAGAGCTTTGCAATCCATCCACAGTAATAGGGCTAGTTGCATTTGATACTACTACTGGCGATCCAGCGGCTGGTGTTGCTGTAACTTCGTAAGAAGTAGCCTCTGGTGAGCCAGCTGGTAAGCTAACAGTTACAATAACTTGACCGCTTGCAAAAGGCCTATTAGTTCCAGTGTTTATAGCAGAGTCAATAATCGGTTGCTTTGGTTCCAGGAAGTCATTCTGCTGAGATGACCTTCCCCCTGCTTCTTTTCTAGCCAATATTCTCTCCTATTTCCTATTAAGCCTTTAGGTCTCCATATACGACCCAGCTGTCTACGCCACGCTTTAGAAGCGTAGCTGATGACCACTGAGTACGTAGTACGAGTCCTGGAGTAGCATTTACTGTTACCCCCGTGTCTCCAGCAATTGTAACTGTTCCAGTGCCAGAGGCAAATACATCAATAGATGCTCCGACTGGCCAAGCAAGTGACAAGTTAGTTGGGATTGTGAATGTAACTTCGGTTGCAGAGTTCATCTCAACAATTCCATCTTGGTGATCTAGGGTGTCTAGGGTATAGCTTGCAGTCTTCTCTGTAAATGTAGAGATAGATGGGACGCCAGCCTTTGTCTGCTCGGAGCCATCAGGGAACACGACCTTGCCAGGAGCAATGGGTGCAAGCTCAAAGCTAGCGTGAGTGGTGTCAATGAATACTGACTCGTCTGGCTCTGGGGTATATCCATCGTAGAACTTGAAGACTCCATCAGTGGCATCACGGAATAGACCTGCGTGACCATACCCAGTGCCGTTTACAACGTCATAGCGTCCAGCAGACCAACCTAGGTCAGGGTTGAAGTGTGACTTTCCACGAATCGTTCCGCCACTTACATAAGTGTCTGTTACAGAGCTTAGGATGGTGATGGTGTTGCTTGTTACGGCTGTAACCTCTACACCGTCTCCATTAACATCGAATGCAACTGGGGTAACTCCCGTAACTGTTACGTAGTCTCCAAGCTTGATGTCGTGGTTTTCTGTAGTAGTAAAGACAACATTGGTTCCGTCTCCAACTGCATTTGATAGATCAAACAATCCAGCCTGGTTTAGGTAAATCATGTTGTCTCGTACGACGAGGTCAGAGGCACTAATAGTAGTAGTAGTGCCCTGTACCGTTAGGTTTCCAGTAATGATTAGGTCAGCTGCTTCGGCTGTACCACTGAAAGACGGGCTAGCGATATTCGCCTTAAGGTCTAGAGCTGTCTGTGTAGCTGTAGAAACTGGCTTGTTTGCGTCTGTAGTGTTGTCCACATTTTCAAGACCAACCATAGTCTTATCGATACCAGAAACAGTACCAGTAAATGTTGGGCTAGCAAGATCTGCCTTGGCTGTATCTAGATCATCGATCTGAGTCTGAACAGCAGAAGTCACTCCATTAAGGTAGCTAATCTCTGTGGCATCTACATCACCAATTGATGTGGTAGATGGTAGAGATACTGTACCAGTGAAGGTAGGTCCAGCCTTAGGTGCAAGTGGTGCAATAGCCGTTGCTATTTCTGAGGTAATGTCTGCATTGCTTGGGATGTAGTCCAGTGCTGCATAAGCGTCTGCTCCATTTCCAATCTTCACTCGAACCTCTGCACCACCAGTCTCAACGTTTAGAGAGCCAGACTCTGGGATAGAGACATCTGAGGCCCACTCCGTTGCTGACATTACTGTAAGCTTGGAAACGTCTTCTGAAAGAGCTAGACTTGCATTAACGTATGTTTGAATTTTTCCTAGGGTGTCGAAGGGTGCGGTTGCACCGTCCAAAAGGTTAGTAAATTCTGTAGCTACAGAATTTTGAACTTCCAAAAGTGTTTGATAACCTTGATCAACAGCGCCGCCCTCGATGGCATCTTTTACTGTATTTAGGAATGTTAAAGGAATCTGACCCACTTCATCTAGTCTTACGCCATTAACATTTTCAAAGAAGCCAGTTGCAGAATTGTACATAAGAACTTGATCGTCCAAAGGTGTATCAACTGCTACGTCAGTGTTATCGCTGACTGTTGTCGTCTTTTCAATAATGTTCCAGGCTGTCCTAGATGAGTCATAAACGTATCCTTTGTGAACGTCGCCATTTGTTGGTGTAGCTGGGAAGTCGTTGTTGTTAATTCCATAAGAATCGTCTGCATAATCTGCAGATCCACCCTGCTCTACCCATGCAAACACTGCATTAACAGTGTTTATATAAATATATACGTGCCCATTTGATCTGTCGTACCAGACGTCTCCCTCTTGCAGAATCTCGCCTGAGTCATTTCCGTCTACGGTTGGGGTAGTGTCAGAAACAAAGACATGCTTAAAGTTAGCGATACCTGACTCAATGCTGGAGACCTGGCTGTTAAGAGTTGTAATTGCAATGTTGCTATCTACGTGAGAGTTATCTACGTAATTCTTAGTTGCTGCATGTGACGGATTTGTTGGGTCCTGAGCCAAGATAACGTCGCCAGAAACAAGAGATATAGCTCCAGAGCTCATAACCAGATTGCCAGACATGGATCCACCCGTTAGGGATAGCTTTGAGTTAAGCCCCGATGTGATGGTTGTAATAAAGTCTTCATCGTCACCAATTGCTGCTGCTAGTTCATTAAGGGTGTCTAGGAGCTCTGGGGCACCGTCAATAAGTTGATCTGCACTAGCAAAGTATGGGATTGCTGCCCAAGCTGTTGTTCCGTCTCCGAATTTAAACTTTGTTGTGTCTGTTTCAAATCCGATTTCACCAGCAGCAAGAATTGGGTTAGCCGCTGTCCACTCAGCAGATGTTCCTCTGCGTTGTATCATTCTTGTTGCCATATTGTAATCTCCTATGTCTAGTATAGCATTTGTTTTTAACGGTTAGGCCGCGCCGCCGTCTAGGATTGTATCCCAAGTTACTGATGATGGTCCTCCACCCTCGATTGTTAGAATCTGAGGATCATCGTATTGAGAGCTGTCATAAAAGACAGTCTCGATTCTTCCATCTCCATCTAGAGATGTGTCATGGATGTGGTCTGGTACGGCTAGGGCTTCTACGTCTGTAGCCAGTGTCAGCCATGCACTTCCATAAAAAACTTTAAGTCTTTGGATAGATGTGTCAAACCACATTCTACCATCGTTTGGAGTAGCAGGAGCGGTAGACGAAATGACTGGAGCAATGTTTTCTTCAACGTATCCCCTCGTCACTGCGTGAGTTGAGTGAGTTGGAGCTGGGACTGTTACTGGGTTACCGAAGGTTGCCCCTCCAGTTACTGCTAGTCCATGCTTAACTTTGAAGTCTTTGCTTACTGTAGCCATTTCGTCTACCTTTCCTGTTTACTATTTATTTACGCGATTAGTGTACCAGTAGCGCGTACTGTTGTGTTGTCGTTTACGACGGTAGCCTGTAGTTCTACATCCGTACCGTTCATAACTGCGGTAACATCCATCAAAGCTCCACCAGTGTTTACTAGTGCATACTCTGTGATTGCTACGTTGAGTGAGCTATCCAAGGTTACCAAAACTTCGGTTACCTCGGTGTGTGAGCCAGTATCTGCCTTAACAACGAACTTAGCTGATGTGTAAGTTCCGCTATCGAAGGAGTAGACTGTTCCAGTTGTGTTCTGGGTAGCTACGTCAACAGTTGAAGCTACGTTAAGAGCAATACTGTTGATGTCTACCTCAGTAAATACTGGGGTAACTGCCTCAAGAGCATCTACTGCACGCTGGTCGGTGAAGTAAAGGTTTGATCCTTCAGCTAGGTCGTCAGTTGTTGAGTCGTCTACACCGTTCTCAGCGGTAATGGTTAGACCATTCTCATCTCCAGTAATAGAGATGTTTGTCTGAGTAGCATTTGTTAGCAGGTCAGCAGCTGATACCTTTGCACGAGTGTCGGTGAAGTACTGGTTTGTACCCTCGGCAATGTCGTCTGTATCTAGTGCACCAACTGTGGTGTCGGTGTAGCTGTTAGCGTTGCTCTCTGCCGTGTTAGCCTTGGTTGTAGCGTCTGTGGCTGCTGTGGCAATTGCGTCTGCTTCAGCTGTGTCTGCGTAGGACTGAGCACTAGCTAGGGCACTGTCTGCCTTGCTAGTAGCATCTGCAGCAGCTGTAGCGATAGCGTCAGCTTCTGCAGTGTCAGCATATGCTTGTGCACTTGACAGAGCAGAGTTAGCCTTAGACGTAGCATCTGCCGCTGCGGTAGCAATTGCATCAGCTTCTGCTGTGTCAGCATAGGTTTGGGCACTTGCCAAAGCCGCATTAGCCTTTGTGGTTGCATCTGTAGCAGCTGCAGAGATAGCATCAGCTTCTGCTGTATCAGCGTATGTCTGGTAAGCAGTTGTGATAGCTGTCTCGCGAGCATCGGTGTAAGATGCGGCGGTAGCCTCTGCGGCAGCCTGAGCGGATGAAGCTGAACCAGCTGCATCATACCAGGTGTCAACTATTGTACGGTTGACCTCTACCTGAAGACCATCTACTGTAATGCCAGTACCAGCAGTTACGGTACCCTGTCCAGAGAACTGGGTCCATGACTGACCAGTAAAGTCTGTCATGTAGTGGTTTCCCTGTACCCATGAGGTTGATCCGTACTGAGTACCTTCCTTAACGTATACAGCTGCAGCGTCTAGCTCAGCAAACTCATCAGAGTCCGCTGGGCGGGATAGAGTATAAGCAGCACCATTGTCGTTGTATACGTAGATACCGTTTTCAGAGTCGTTGGTCTGACCAACAAGCAAGATGCGGTATACACCATCGTCTGTGCTGTCAAGAGCAGCGTGACCATCGATAACTAGTGTGTTAGTGTTACCAGTTAGTGCAATGTTGGCATCTGCCTTAAGGTTAACAGCTGACTTCCAAGCAAGACCAGATACGGCATTGTCGGTGTAGGTGTTAGCACTTGCCAAAGCAGCGTCTGCCTTAACAGTAGCGTCTGCGGAAGCAGTTGCCTCTGCTGCGGTCTGAGCTGCATTTGCCTTTGAGGTTGCATCGCTTGCAGCTGTGGCAATAGCGTCCGCCTCAGCTGTGTCTGCATAGGACTGGTAAGCAGTTGTGATTGCTGTCTCGCGTCCGTCAGTGTATGAGTTAGCTGATGAGATAGCATCTGTTTCAGCTGTGTCTGCGTAGGACTGAGCACTAGCTAGAGCGGCATTTGCCTTTGAGGTTGCGTCTGCTGCTGCAGTAGAAATTGCATCTGCTTCAGCTGTGTCTGCATAGCTCTGAGCAGAAGCTAGAGCGGCATTAGCCTTTGAGGTTGCGTCTGCGGCTGCAGTCGCAACTGCATCGAGTTCTGCCTGGTCAGCGTAAGACTGAGCTGCTGTCAAAGCATTGTCTGCCTTTGTGGTGGCATCAGCTGCTGCGGTAGCAACTGCACCAGTTTCTGCTGCGTTGGCCTTTGAGGTTGCATCTGCTGAAGCTGTCGCTTCTGCGGCAGACTGAGCAGCATCTGCCTTTGTGGTGGCATCTGTAGCTGCAGCGGAAATAGCTGCTGCTTCTGCTGCATCTGCGTAACCTTGGGCTGCGGTGTCATTTGTTGACAAAGTTGTTTCAAGGTCTGATCCGTTAAGAACAACTGAACCAGCTGTAACCTCATTAGCGGCGAAGTCACCGTTTGCGTCCCTGAGTACCAGGGTATCTGGTGTAGCGTCTGAAGTTCCAGATCCACCTACCAAAGCGGTAATATACGCTTGGTCAGCGGCATCCTTGGTTAGAATATCATTACCGTTTACTGTAGCTGTAGTACCTTCAACGACTAGACCGTTTTTTACTCTAAAGTTCTTAGCAATTGTAGCCATTTACTTTATTCACTTCCTTCTATAATTTGTCTAGGCCTTTAGACCAACACGTGCAAACCTTGCAGTGATTGGAATAACGGCGGGGTTAGGGCTAACTAGCAATTGTAGTTTGCCTGCGGCAGCTGTAACAGTAATGGTTCCAATATCCCCATCATTGCCTATGCTTCCATACTCAGCGACGTTTATGTTTTCTGCGTCGATGAGAATACTAAATTCTGTGGCGTAGTACTTATTAGCTCCGCCAGTGTTTTTCATAATTGATACGATGTACTTAACCATTCTCCAGTCAGCGGTATTAACCTCGTCAATTACAGTTGGATTTTCTAGGCCTGGGACTTCGGACTCGTTATTCCCGCCAGAACCGAGATCGGTAGATTTAGCGGAAAGAGTTTCAATTAAATCGATGTAATCTTGACTGCTGGGGCGGTCTCCAGATTCGAACCTAGTTTTGATGTAGTCAATGTCTTGTATGGCCATAATTCTCCTATTATAAGCGTTGTTTTAAAAGATTTCTATTTAAATAGAAACCCAAGCAACGTTTCCATTGCCGTCTGTAGATAGGACCTGCCCTGGCAGACCGTCTTCGACTGGAAGAGAATAGTTCGTTCCTTGGAAAACTAGGATCCATGAAGACCCACTATATACAGAAAGGTTTGAATCAAAATCATTAAACCAAATTGGGGTTGATTCTGGATTCACTGGGCCAGTCGGGCCCACGTGTAGAGCAGCACGGTCGTCAGCGAGGGTGTCAACAAGATTCTGAAAATATTCAGAAGAGAGCTTCTTCCCTGGGTCAAATTGTGCTTTTAATTCATCGATAGATACTACTGGCATAGATATATTTTAACATACATTTTTAAAGAATATAATTATTATAGCCAATAACTTGGATTCCAATTCCTGGAAATCCTGAAGGACCGTATCCTGGAACACCAATAGATGTAAAGCGAATTCTAAATGGAAGATTCTGAGTAACTTTTGATTTGAAGGTGTTTTTTTCTCGAACCATTGCTACAGGATAGTTGGACTCTTTAAACCTTGCATTAAATGGTGCGGGATTAATAAAAGTGATGGTAGCCATATTATGGCCTATCCGTTATGTCCTCGACCACAATAAAAGAGCCCTGAGCCACAGTCCATACAATTTGGTCTTGGGGAAGCGAGAGCTGAATGTCAAACACGTCTCCCGTTTCTAAAATTCTAGTTTCGGATGCGGCTAGAGTAACAGTAAACTCTCCTTCGAGATCATCTGCGTCTGCCGCTGGCGTAATTGGAAGGATAACCACGCCGTTTCTCTTAATTTCCATCTGAATTGTCCAGTCTGGAATATTTAATGGCTGCCTGGCATCGTCTGTAACATATGACTTAAATGAAGCAGTGTCACCGCGCATTAAGGTCCAAGTGACCTGTGGTGGTCTGCTTCCAATATCGTAACTTCTGCTAGCCATAGTAGTTTTATTATACCATATCTATTCGTATCTTATGAAGCGTTCTGTGCCATCCTGCAAAATCTCAATTCTAGAGTATGTTGCTAATAGTGGCATTGGGTCCTGGGGAATACCGTCAATAATAATTTCAAAATGTAAATGATCTCCAGTTGAGACTCCAGTATTTCCGACTAGTCCAATTAGCTGACCTTTAGTTACTATTGACCCTATTCCGACATTTTTAGGGATTGATCCATCTTCAAGGTGTGCGTAAAGACTCTTCCACCTCTCAAACTCTCCGTCTACCTCAACGCTTGGAACCAGATGCTCAATAACCACCCAATTTCCAAATCCACCATTGATTCCCGCCTGAACTACCATTCCATCAAGAATTGCAACTACATCTGCCCCAGCACCTGGAATAAAATCAACTCCGTGGTGATCTGAGCTGCAGACATCGCATGGTGGCTCTCTCCAGCCAAAGTCACTGCTAACATCTGCTGGAGATACTGGAAATCTGGCATTGCTGTAATTTAACTTATTAAGCCTAGTAATCTCTACTGGGTCTGGCTCGGGCTCGAACTTTTGATCTAAAGAAGTATCTTCTGTGCCCCAGATCAAAGCATCAATTGGTCCGCCCTTGCCAAAACTTTCGGTCTTGATGAGCGGAGAGGTCGTCTCTTCCTCGAAATCTGGAATTGCATAAGTAATATCATTTTGCATGTTTGCTGGAACTTGTGAAAAAATCATTGGCACAAACATATAACCAAAAATTAACATCGCTGGCAAGGTCAGGTTACGGTCGTGAATAGTCTTTATGAATTTCATAATAATATCCTTACGTTTTGCGTAAGATTCTATCTTATATGATCTTTATGGTTTTGTCAACTATTAGTAGACAGGACCAGATGCTACCCACTCATTAGTCCCGCGCTTACGCAGGGAAGCTTCCTGGTATGGCTCAATAGTACCTGGGTTGCGTACGGTGACTCCAGGGGCTCCAGCAATCTCCAGGAACTCAGTTTCTGATCTATTATAAACGTTAACGATAGATCCGATTGGAAATGCCGCGGTAGTGTTTAGGGGAATCGTCAGGACTCCTCCTCCGACAACATTCATTGAAACAATTTCGTTGATGTCTTCAATAACTAGCGTGTGATCTACGGTGTATTCGTTTTCATAAAAATACTTTGGAGCAAACGCATTGTTAGCTGCTGTTTTTGTATATACATCTGACTTAAGGGGATATCTGGCGTCTGTAATTGCGACGATATCTGTTTGAGAATAAGACCTGATCCAAGAAGACCAAACATCTAGGTATTTCATTCTCCAGAATACTCTATTAACTGGGTAGCCAGTATCTCCTAGCATGTGGTACTCGTGCAAAACAATAGCCCCACTATTTACAACTTTCAGCAAGCCAGAATAAATCTGCTGCACGCCTAATGAGTCTGGAAATGTTGGATAGTTCAAGCCAGTTCTTGCATTTGTAACAGAGGGCTGAATAAAATATCCACTTGTAGTATAGCTATTTAAATTTGCTGCAGACGGGATTGTGGCTGGAACCTTATCAATTTTTGTGTCTTCTAGATTTGTTAAGTGTCCAGCTATTGAGTTTGACACCAATGGGTCTGGGGCATCGGTATCTTCTCCATAGTGATATAACCTAAGTGCCGTTTGAATATCAGCATTTTCATTGTATGCTGGAATCTGTGTATTGTATGGTGCGTCTGGGCCGCCGATATCATTTGGCATTATTAAATAACTCCTAAGCTTTCAATGTAATCACGGATCTCGGCTGGGCTCTGTAGCGTTACCAAAAGCTGTGCAAATAGAGTCTTGTCATTTACGGGCACAGTGTAAGTGTCGGTGACCTCAACTGCAGTAAAAGTTATTGGAAGCTTTAGCTGGTTATCGTTCTCGTCTAGGTAGACATCTGAGATAACATAAGTGGATATCGTCGGGAACAGGTCCAGGGTCTCTCCTCCGCCTGGATTTAAAGTGTACAGCGGGTTAAAGTTGCTAATGCTAGACTGAACGTTAAAATATGCAGCCGATCCTGGCTGAGTAAAAAAGTTTACGTCAATCGCCTGAGGGCTACCTGAGTCAGTCACTCCAGCAATTCCTAGATCTGAGATATTAATCTCAGTTGTGCCGACTCCAGCAGTAAACGTAATCGGCCTCGTAGTGCTATAAATATTAATAGCAAGCTTAATCGCTGGCCTCCATAGTAGCTGACCATCTTGGTTTACGTACTGGTACATCTGCAAATAATTTTCAGACGAAGGGTCTACCACAACATAAAAGTCAAAAACTTGTGGTGGTGAAATAAAAGTATCTTGCGCGGCTGGACTATTAGGGTCTGGAAAACCATACATGATAAAGGTACCGCGCTGCCCCTGGGCACCGCTGTCTAGGCTAAGACTAATACTTGATGGTCCACCAAGCACACTAATATCGTTGGAGGACACAACGACATCTGCCATTATGAACCTCCACTAGTAAATACTTCATTGATAGTTCCTGCAACCAGATCGAAGTTTCCAACGGGATCTGAGAATCCAGCAGTGTTATATGAAGCAACAACATAGATATATGCTGTTCCAGACTCGAGTGCTGCAGACTCAATTCCAAAGGCTGGTATTGCGGTAGTGTCTGTAACAGAGTAAGAGGTGTCTGTAGTTGTAAACGGAGTAGCTGCTGGAAGAGTGTTGAGTAGCTGCTGAAGAACTAGGGCACTTTCGTAAGATGGACTATATGGAATTGCATAAATGCGATATCCATCTGGAGCACCGCCAATTTCTGGAGCTGTCCAGGATAGATTAATCGAATTATCGGTCACGGAGTATACCGTTACAAGAGTTGGAATAGACGGGGCGGTTGGAAGCGCATCTGGAAGTGGGTCTACCCTATTGCTAATAGTTAGACTTCCAGTTAAGAGCGTGTGGACCGAGTCATAAGGACTGCCAGTCTTACTAATTTTTACGTCGTAAACATAAGACTTGGCTGGATCTAGGTCTGCTGAGTTCAATGGGGTGATAGCGCACTCTACATTTGTTCTATCTACAGAAAATTCTGCATAGGCGGCAATTGATTCTGAGCCAGCGACAACGGGGCCCCTGTTTTCAGCAATAATAAACTCTACATCCGTGTAGGTGGCCAATGGAAAAGCAGCACCAGAAGAGTCTTTGGGGTATACCTTAAACTCATGGGTGTCGCCCAAATAGTAATTGATGTTATACGTTGCTGGAAATGTCATATACGCTCCTCGCTATATTATATCACGAGCTAGTCTTTTATGTGATAGCTTTTTGATTCAACTTTCACAACCGCAGGAATCTTTGGGGCCTCTAGGGATATTTTTACCACAATGTTCTCTATCATAGCCTTCCCCCAGTTACATCACCGATTACTGTAATTGTTCCAACAATCGGGGTCCATACAGTAAATCTGTCGATTACAACCTGTAGGTCAAAAGATAGCTCTGCGACTGTTGACCTGACCCCTCTGCCCCAGAACTCTGTAAGGTCTGAGGTAGCGGTTATTACAATATCATTTCCATCGACGCGAACATCCAGATCATCGAAGATCTTAGACCTGTTGTCAAATGCAGTTGCCTCAAAGACCCATGTAGATGTGTCTACTGAGGTTTCCTCGTCTGACTCCAAAAACTGTACCCTAATAGAGGAGGTGTCGCCACGTGTAATATTCCATCGAATATTTACTGGCTCGATTCCCAAAACTTGACGTGAATTACTCATGATATTATTATACACCCAATTATAGGACTAGTGCCCAGGTCAGCGGGTATGAGAGAGACAGAAACCTGGACACTAGCCGTAACTATTTTAGCATATGTTTTTATAATCGTTATCAAAACTTTATAATTCAAAAAATATCTGTAAACGTATGGGAAGTAGGAGCGCGGCAAGAGATCTTTTTTCAAAAATTATATTTTTTTGTCTCTTCATGTTGCAAACTCAGTCAGTTTGTGTGTATAATAATTGTCATGGGGGTAGGGGGCAAGGGAGACTGGGAGATAAGAGATTAAGAGATATAAGATATAAGAATATATATAGTATATACTAATTAACTCTTATTGCCAAGTACACGAATAATTGTTGTGTACATGTGATCAATTTTTTCTGCCAAGACATTCATACTCTCTTTGTTGTCTTCTTCTACTTTTTCAATTTTTTCGTACAACTTCTTCTGATCGCGCTCGAGTCTGTTGACTGCGTCTTTCATACTTCCGCCACCATTAGGTTTGAACTCGGCCTTCATTTCATCTAGATAGTGCTTGACCAGCCATCTGATCATTCCAGCAACAACTCCCAAAACGCTTAAGAAAGCAAGAACTGGCGGGGCCCACGTAAGGTCGATATTGAAAGTTTCTAACATAACAATAACAATTATACAGGAGTTTATGAAGGTAACACCATATATAGTGCTTAAAGCTTCGCGGACTACTAGTTTTAAATTTTTTTTTAGGTTCTAAGATTCGCGATAAAGTTCGTCGCGAAATAGAGGTCCTAGCCACAAACATATGCTACAAAAGACTATAGCAATATGTGGAAATATCCAGGGGTATTCTTATACCAGGATCATTGAAAGGCTCAATACGGTAATAGCGTTAATAAGCATAATACCGAGAATGAGCGTGATGTCTGTTTTGTTCATACATCCATTATACCACAATATCCGAGCAAATGCAACTTGCAACAATAGCCCCGACATGCTATAATCAGGATATGAGCAAAAGAGAGAAAGATTCATTGATCATAGCGTCAATATGTGCAACCTGTCTTCTGATTGTGTTAGGTGTTATATCAATAGGCATTGTGTGACTTTATTTGATCAGGAATGGCTTCGCCATTGAATCCCCGAAATTTTTTGAGATATAATAGTCACATGGATTGTAATCATAACTGGCTAGTCAAAGAAGTACCTACTCCAAATGGAGGATACATGCGTTTACGCTTTTGTCATAACTGTAAAGAAACAGAAGGTTATGGCTTTGTTAGTAGAGAGCATGAGATTCAGTATTTGAATACGTTGCTTCAAGATGATCCCCCCGAAGATTTGTGATAGAATAGCATTATGAACTATGATCTTGACATATCAAACGATTTACCCACAGAAATCCTGGATATGTCTCTGATTATAGGAGAGAAGGAGAGACAAGATGGTTACGAGACCGATAAATAAAGAAAATTTTGTAGAGCAGCTACATAATTTCATTAAACAGCATAATATTGACCTAGGAATCAGACTAGGAGTGCCTGAAGAGCAAGTTTTGGCTATTATGGAAGATCAAGAGAGAGCCAATAAGCTTCTCTGTGGACATATTTATGACTTTATGGTCCTTGAAGGCTACGTAGAACGTTAAATACCCCCAAAAGTAACGCTATTATAACGTTTTCATAACGTTACCAAAATGTTATAATATAAATTTGCTTTTTTGGGACCAATATGCTACCAGATCTAAAATGAACAAAATTTCAATATTTTTTTAATGTGTATGATGCACGTCTGAAGAAAACAAAACAAAAACGGTTAGTCCGCACACAAACACCCCTACACCCCGCATAAACATTGGGCACTGGTGGGCCTAAAAAACTTTTGTACTACACGGCGTGTCGTTTTGACTTTGTCGGTGGTTGGGTATAGACTATAGGTATAAATAAATAAATAAAGATTCATTGTAACAAATAGAAAGTAGGTTCATAAATGAACATCACAGTAACAAAAGAAAACTTCCAGTCAATCCGTGAGAACGGCATTGGTAACGGTTTCACCGTAATCAACCCTGCCGACGGTTTCCGTAAGGATAACCGACTATGGTTTGGTAAGTGTTCAGAATGTAACGAGCAGGTTTCTAACTCTGCTCTAACAGGTGAGGGTTGGACTCACTCCATCACTACCGTTATTTCTTACCACGCCGATGGCGTAACACCTTGTCAAATGTCTATCAAACACCTTGACTACTGCCCAAAGGGTTAGTAGTTTCTTCGGTGTGTCGACTTGACATCCCGCCCAGGATCAGCGCCGAATGTAACAGAATGGTAACAAACGGCGTGTCGGCTTGACTTTTTGGGGATAGTGTGTAGACTAATAGTATAAAGAAAGTAGGAAATATGTACAGAGTAACATTCGCAGATAACGTTCTCAAGCAGGCTCTATACCCTGCCACTGAGTCAATCGAAACTCTAACCGAAAGACTAGAGTCTAAAGGATTCACTGTTGTAATGGTAGAGAGGTCGGCTAACCTTGACTAATCTCTACCCTGATACTCAGTTAGATAACTGTGCTGTATGCGGTCAGCTTGGAACTACCGCTCCAGATTTGTATGGCAAGACTCAGTTCTTCCACAAGGTACCCTCGCCTAGACTAAGCGGGTACTTCACATTCACCGCGACACACCTAGTCTAGGTGTTGACAATGTCGGTGGTTGCCTGTATAGTAATAGTATAAATAGAAAGTAGGAAATGATGATTGGTATTCCAGAAAACGCACAGTATCTGCTAGGCGGTATCCCTGACAGCGTGTTGCTCTTGACCTTGTCAGTGGTCTATGGTATCGTATGGTATAAGTTGGTAATCAAGAAAGCAGGTAAGTAATGGACTTCCAGAAACTAATGGACTTGGGTATGGACTCGGCTACCGCCCGCTACTCAGATGACGGCTCTGCTATTGAGCGTGACCGCAAGCGGTTCGTTGATGCGGTTGCCTCTCAAGATGTCTACACGCTTGAGCAGATTGAGAAAGCGGTATCTGATGAGATGAACCGTATCATCACCAAGATGAATGATGACTACAAGGCTAGGCAGGCAAACAATGCTTGAGCTATTAGTCTTGTTTAGTATCTTGTGCTTTGGTGGCTCTATTGCCTTAGGTGTTGCCGCCTACCGCCTTATCCGCCCCCGCCGTCGTCGGGCTACCTGGATAGGGTAGGCGTGTCGGCTTGACAGATCCACAAAAATGAGCGCCGATTGTAGGAATCACACAAAAAACACACCTAAACTTTGTAGGTAAATGTGCTTGACTTTTGGGATTTCTTCCTATAGAGTAATAGTATAAAGAAATAAAAGATACAAATAGAAAGTAGGAAAAAATGATTGCAGAAGTAATCAAGTATAAAGAAGATTTCGGACTATGCGAAATCTGTGATAACCACACCCCTAGGGTTGAGGTCGTAGAAGATGACTACACAGAAGTAGGTTGCCTCTACTGCTGGGAAGCGTATGGTGAAATAAATTGAGCCACTACTTTAGCCTCCTAATGGATGATGACTGTATCCGCTGCGAGTCTTGCGGGGTAAACCCATTCTCGCCTAAGGCAAAACAGCCCTGCCCTGACAGCCTATAATGTCAGTGGTTCGTGTTAGTATTTAGATAAATAGAAAGTAGGAAAAAATGTATCAAGCACAAACATTCAACCGCAGGAATAATGAACTGCTAATGGAATCAGACACCTTTGAAACTCTGGATGAGGCAACTGCCTTTATTCAGAACATTGGTAGAGGTGAAGGATTCTACACCACTATCTTCAAGCTTGATGCCGTCTGGTCTGACTTAGACTAGGCGTGTCGACTTGACAGGTCCCTCGGGATCTGGCGCCCACCGAACACTTGTTCGAATGTAACAGAATGATAACATCTTTAAGAAACCTTTAAGAACATCGGCGTGTCGCACCTAAAATGTCGGTGGTGTGTGTTACTGTATTAGTAATTAGAAAGTAGGAATAAATGAGCAAAGTAACAACAGTAAAAGACGTAATCGACCGTTTCGAGGCTACTCAGGTGGCTTTTGTTGAAAAGCGTGACGGTGTAACAGGTTTGAACACCATGGACCCCCGAGTTGTCGGAAGAGTAACTGCCCTAATGGCAATTACCCTATCTGAAGGAACAAAGTCTTGGGAGAGGTTTCTGAAACTAGTTGAAGAATTTGAAAACGACCTGACCTAAAATGTCAGTGGTTCATGCTAGGATTTTAGAAAGTAGAAAGTAGGAAAAATGACAACATTCAAATACAACCCAACCACAACTGAATTACGACAGGCTTATGAAGTTGCCTATGGAGAAATGGGTGTCTATCACCTTCTAGGGGCATTGTCAGCAAATGTTGCCCCCGAGGTTATTGAAAGACTTTATAATGATGCTATTAAGAGGGTCAGAGATGAAATGCTGGAGAGTAAGTTAGTTTGTGTTTATTGTGAAAAACTATACCCTGGAGATACAGCCGTATGTCCAGAATGTAATGACTACGACGGATTTATCCGCGTAACTGAAGGAGGAGAGTAGTATGGTAAAGTACCCTGAAATCGAAGTTGAGTTGAGTGGCATTGACGGAAACGCAATGTCTATTATGGGGGCTACAACAAAAGCCCTGCGTCGTGGTGGTGTTCCCAAAGAAGAGCAGGAACTCTACTTCAAGGAAGCCACTAGTGGCGACTATGACAATGTTATCTCCACTACAATGAAGTGGGTTAGCATTTACTAACAAAGAACTCCCCCTGGGTCTTGCGTCCTTCCTACTTTCCGCTTGACCTGGGGGGATCTTTGTGAGCGCCGACCTGTTATCCAACTGTTATAAAAAACCTTAAGAAGGCTATTGAAAATGTCGGTGGTGCGTGCTAGTGTTTAGGTATGAAGAAAAAGACTAATAAACTAGGTAAGGCAAATGAGGCTAGGCGGAAGCTGGAGTCAGCAGACTTGTTCCGTAAAATTCTCCTAAACCCGCACCTAGTTCAGCAGTCTGAAAAATACAAAGGAAGCCGTAAAGCAAAGACTGATAAGGCTATTAGAGAAAGTAGAGATAACTAATGGGTTCGTTACACTCAGTAGAACTAGTAGAGTCAGACCTTGACTTGGAAACTCAGATTACAATTCAATTAAGAAGCAACCATTACCCTCCCGTGCCAGTTTCAATGGTGCCAGTCTGTATTGAGGCTATTGACAAAGTCAATGAGGGAGAAGGCAACTGGCTAGTAGAGTTGCCAGAGGGAGTTTCTTATCGGGGAGAAACTTGTGCCCCTGCCTCCGCTATCGTTGAGCAACACCACCTGGAATACTGGATAGCAGAGTCTGAGTTAGACTAATGACTACTTATCTTATTGACACTTGGTATGTCGAGTATAAAGACGGATCAATCGCTCCCGTCCAAAATAGGGCAACTGCGAACTATCTTATAATGTCGGGGGATGCTGTTAGAATGGTAGACATACACCGAGAGAAACTAGGACTATGAAAAACGGCACTTACCTTATGGGGACTAATGGCAAACTGAAGCCACTAAATGTAAAGACTGGCTACTGGGTTGCCGAAAGAGAAATAAACTTATCAGATGTCAAGGCTGGACAAATTGTCGGAGTCTGGACAGATGAGAGCGGTAAGGAATGGATAGACGAGTCACACCTAGTGGCAGACCTATCCGACGCACTAACCCTTGCCGACGCGTGGGAGCAAATTGCTATCTATGACAACAACAATTCCGTTACCATTTCGTTATAGAATCATCGGCGTGTCGTTTTGACAAAGATAGCATTACCTGCCATAATAGATACATCAAGGAAAAGAAAAAGAAAAAGTCTATACAAAGTTGTTACCAAACTGTTACATAAATGGTATTGACAAATCTAATTCTTTCTGCGATAATAAATACATCAGCAAATCGTTGGTGTAAAACAAAATAGTCCCTCTGGGGCGGAACGGAAGCAAAATGTCAGAAATTACTGTTGGCTCACAGTTCACCACTCAGTCGAGTGGAGTGACTGGCGTAGTTCAGGAAGTCATCAAGAACGCAACGGGTTCATACCGAGTTCGCCTTGATGTCAATGGTCAAGACCGCTGGACTACTGTAAAGTAGTTTAGTTTTGAGGGGGGCAGGGTATTCCTACTTTCCCCTGTCCCTCTCACCAAATAATCTATAAGTAGATAAACACTCACAACACCTACCCCTACTAATGAGAGATAAACAATAATGGCTAGAAGCATTTCTGTAAAAATCCCAACTGTATCACTAATCGCAACTCTTGAGAACAAGATTGCCGAAATTGACGAGGCGATTGCTAATTACCCCGCAGAGCGTGAGCAGTTTGACAAAGACATAGAAACATACAAGGACAAAATGGCTCAAGCAGTTGCCAAGTTTCTAAAGAGCAACTCTGCTAAAGTTGGCTACAACTATGACGACCTTGTTCGTATCAACCACGCATACAACGGCAGGTTGGAACTCACATTCGATACTGAGGCTCTAAACTTTCCTGAGCGACCAACTGAGCCAAAGCGACCTAACCAGAACGAATGGTTTGGGCGTGAACACTCTACCCGCAAGCAGATGCTTGAGAAGAACCTCAAGATTTTGCGAATGACCAACCAAGAGGAAGTATCCGCATCAACCTACGGGGCGGTGATGGAACTCCTCTAGGGGATAGTGCTGGGCATCACTAA